CATTACGTACCTCCAAGTAAAGTGAGCTTCTTCTTCTTCTCATCTCCGCCCAACCCAGTGGCGCTGGTGAGGATGGTGGACTTGAACGCATTGGAAGCGTCACCAGGAATCTTTGCTTTCGCGCTGGCAAGCTCAGCTTCGTAGGCGCTGGTCTGCTGCTCGAGACGGTCAGAGAGCTGCTTGATCTGCTGCTGTAGGTCTTCGTTCTGCTGTAACGGCGGCGGAGCGTAGTTCGTGGGCGCGGGAGCACCGCCGGGGTTGCCGCCACCCACAGATTGCGAATTCATGTTGTTGACGTAGCCTTGGTAGGCGGCCTCGGAATATTGGTCTGGAGCCCACCCGAGTTGCTTACCTCGCGCACTCCATTGCTCGTATGTTTTCATGTGGTTTCTCAGTGGAGAGTCGCAAAGACTCGTGGACGTTTGATGCCAGAGGCGATGTTTGCTGCGTTTGTGACCATGTCGATCGAGCTGGCAAGGTAGCGCATCGCATCCGCACCATGGGATGATTTGTCGTGGACAGCCTTCTGTCTGAAGACGCCCTTCTTGTCGTCATACTCTCGGTGGTACTCACAGAGTGCTGACAACAATCTGTCGCAACCCTGATCGATCCATACGCGGTTCATAATGGATCGCACCGCGTTGATTCCGTCTTGAATTGACATCTTAGGGACGATGTTGAAGTGCAATCCAAGCTCGGCAGCGATCTCGACGCGACTCATGCCGGAGGACATTTCCCTGACCTTCAAGTCCCATGGCCCCCAATGCTCTCCGTACACATAGTTCATCTCGCCAAGAGTGCGGATGAACCAATCCAATCCTTTACCGGATTCCTCGAGGTAGTCGATAATCCGAATCTCGTTGCCAGAGAACTGCGTGAAGATGATCGCGGTGCTGTCGGACATTCCCAAGTCCCAAAAGGTATGCACGGGAAGCCGTGTTTCATATGGAACGCTCGTAATCCGGCTATCGAGCTCCATCTTGTTCATCTGATCGGCATAGAAGGCGCCGCGCACTACGTTTGTGAACTGTGCCAGCAGCTCTTGAGAGAACTCCTCCGGCGTCATGGTCTGTTCCATGGCGTCGATCTCTTCCCTCTTCAGCGTGCCTGCCTCATGCCAGCCGATCTGGTAGCGCGCCCAGCCTTCATGACCTTCCCCGGCGTGCTGCCACTTCGCATAAAAGTCATTGGCCTTGCCGTTCGGGGTGCCAGAAAACATACAGCTCCCCTGTCGGTCTGCTAACGCAGGCCGAATGACCTTATCGAACGCACCAGGAGGGAAGCTGCCGTACTCATCTAGGCACACGAAATCGAAAAACTGGCCGCGCAAGCTGTCAGGAGAATCAATGCCATAGAGCTGGATACGAGAGCCATTAGGAAGATCACAACGAAGCTCGCCCTCATGGTATTTAGCCATCGGGATGGGCCGTGAGAACTCTTTGACATAGTCCCACGCAATCCGCTTGGCCTGTCTATAAGTTGGAGCAATGTACGCATACCGGGATCGTCCGTCCTTCGCGCTAAGGGCTTTAGCCAGTAAATGATTAACAGCCGCCACGGTTTTGCCCGAACGGCGAGCTGCCACGATTACGGTGAATCGGTTGGCATCCATGAGGTCATGGATTTCCCGCTGGTGTGGGTACGGCTTGTACGGGATGACAATGGTCTTGATCCGACCCTGCTTGCGCTTGAGTCCTGGTACGTCACCACCGCCAGAAGACTTATTGGTGTCTGCCACGGTTCTTCGCTACGCTGCGCAGCCGCAAGTTGCCACGAGAGTTGTTGTGGGGGTTGCGGTCTTTATGATCCACGTCCTTGCCGGCAACAGCTGCCTTCCCTAACCTTTTCGTCAGAATGGACCGGGCAGCATTTCTCTTGGCTCTCCTCTTTATCTGCTTGGGTTTGCCGTGGTACCGCCGGTACTCCTCCTTGTAATCTCTCGCCTTTGCCATTTCCTCGTGTTCCGTTGTATTCGGCCATTAGTCCTGCCATCTGAAGCTGAGCGCTATCGGTTGGTCATCAGTGGTGATCTCCGTTGCTTTCACTTGAGGCACCATGTACTTGGCCACGTCCCGGTGGCACTCCAAGCGGACAGCTATGGGTACCGAGGGGTCGTTGGCGATCTGCGCAATGGACACCACCGGGTCATAGCCGGGTACAGCCTCCTCGACACGCTCCCGCAGAGGTGCCTTTGTCGCTGGGCCATGCTCCTTTATGAGTGCTGCTGATTTCGCTGCCATTGGGTTTTCTGCCTTCTTGACCTCGTGAGGGGCTTCTGCGTGCCGCCAGCGCCATAGGGCGCCGCCACGGCCTCTGTTGTTGATCAGCACCTCATCGCCGAGGAACTTCTTAGCCTCGCAGGCGTACCTCCAGCCCACGTCAGCCTTCTCGAAGAGCTCTTTGAGTTCGGTAGC